ATCTTCCTCATAATATTCATTTGGACCTATTCCATTTCCACTTTTCATGTTATCAGGAGCATTAGGTAGATCCAATTTTTTGGAACTACTCCCGCTATAAAAGTAAGGAACTTCTTTTACATAATCCCCTAAAGAAATTCTTTCCTTGACCCATTGTGCCATTTCAAGAGTAAAGTTTTGATTATAAATTGTCAATCCATTTTGCGTTCCATCCCAAACAGGATGAGAACCATTCATATTTTTTTCCCACTGTCCATCAATTTTTGCTAACAAAACAAATTGTCTGGTATCTTTCTGAAGATATCCAATACTTGTATATGAACCATTCTTTGTAGAGACAAATTCATCCACAATTGGACCTAAAATAAATCCTTCAGATCCAGGAGGTAGTTTAGAAAAAACTGTCCCATCTTCACCAATCAGTCCTGAAGTGTCTTGACCTGTTGGATCATAAGTAAGATAGTCTTGACTAAAATCAGAGTTTTTTGGATCATTTAATCCTTTACCACCATCCCAATATTGATCCTGTGGTTCTACTTCAACTGTGCTTTTATTATAAACACCCACTGTGTTATTTGTGGGAATTTTAAATTCATTGACTGCTTTTAATTTTTCATCAAGCTTCTTTGAATTTAACATTCTCATTGCCTTTTTAAATTTATTCTTTCCCACGGCACAGAAGTTAATTTTAAATATTTATCAACTTAATAAAAAAGGGGGTCATTGACCCCCCCATTATACTTATTGTTCTACAGCAGTTTTCTTTTTACCGATGTTGTATTTCTGTTCGAGAATCCATTCACCTTTGTCTTTATATGACAAGACTTTAATCTGATTCAATGGTGCAATATCAAGACTATCATCCTCTCTAATGATAGAAATCAATCCCCAGTCAGAGAGCAAACGAGCAATACGATTGCGACGTTGAACATCATTGAGGGTCAGGTTTGCACGTTTTCCATCTAAAGCAAACAGTTCTTTAAAATGAACAATATAGTATCTACCTTGCTTGTGTAGAATGTGGCAAGATTGATAAAGTTTTTTTTCTTTCCTAGACGCAACTCCAATGCGGGTTAGAGTCTCACGAACTTTTAAAAAATCATCTGGTTCATTGAGAACTACCTCAAGCATCTTTTCTTGCGACCATTCAAAAGTGGGTTCCACAGTGGCAGTCATTTAGATCCTCCAACGTCAAGTCGTTTTTTAATAAAATTAAGTTGTTCTTGTGTAAGAATTTTCAGAGCTTGAGATGCCTTCTCATTACTATAACCATAGTATTGTTTGACACATTCTATATCCTGAACTTTATCCTTTCGGAGCCAGGGAGAGAATCTCTTCTTTTTCCTCAAAGTATTTAGGAAAAAGGAATATTGCATATCCTTATCCAATTGAGGATATTTATTCATTTCATTAGCAAACATTACACAATCCAAGTGTCCCGACAGACATCGATTCACAATATATGGTGGGTAATCTTTAATGTGTTCTGATAGATCTTCTTTGTTGAAGTTAATTGAATTGAGCCAATCTTTGAGTTCCATTATCTAATAATTTGAATGTCATCATCTTCTGTCCAGAGTTCAACCTTTGTTCTGAACCTATCTTCTTGCTTGAGTTTTTCATATCGCTTACCTGCTTTCTTCTTCCACCAGGCAATAATATTCTCTAGATAAAACTTGTCCCAGTTAGGACCACGAACCAACTTATCTTGTTCTTCCATTATCACTTCACGGACATTTGAATATCCATAATCTGAGATATAAAATCTCTTCTTCTGAGTGAGTCCAAATGCCATATCGATCACAGCATTGAAGTGCTCCAGTTTCTCCTTGTCTTGCAAAGAGTTTTTGATAATACGAATCATCTTAGACTGTCGCTTCATCTTCTTAGACGATGCCTTATTGTCAGTCAACGGAGTGTTGTTGTTGAGCGCCGTAAAACGGTCGTGAAGGCGGTGGAAGACCTCATCGTGCAGAAGGGGTAGGAACTTACTATCAGTCAGGCCCTTGTACCGCATGAAGGGTTTCAGACCATCATACTGGGACGCTGAGGTGGTAGACCCATACAGTGATGTGGTTTCAAATAGTGCAATGTCTTTCTCAAAGACCTCGTTCAGAGTCTCACGAGCAAAATGAGAGACACACATCAATGCTAGAAGTTTACCACCAAGATAATTATATCCAAATGGTTGTGATGGGACAATTACAAATCCCATCGCTGCATGGCGATTGAACACAGACAAGTTAGGTGCTTTACCAAGCCATACATTTCTAGGTCTGGAATTAATAGTTGGAGATCCGAAGCGAATAAATCCAACTACAGTTTGAGTTTTCTTTTCAAATACCATCCAACGCAACTCTCTGCCAGGAATGTTACTCTCATTGTTATGAGAAGACACTGCTGCCAAAAGATTGCGATAGTGTTCTTGAGGCACTGAATTAGGAAAACGATTGCCAACGAACTTGATGTCAAATTCCATCTCCTCAGGATGGATATCCACATTGAAAAACTCATCCTGCAAAGGAGTGAGTTGACTAGTTTGAGTGACTAGTTCTTTTTTTACATAACGAAGGTAGTCTTCAATGGACGTGAAGTTCTCAAAGTAATTGATAAACTCATCAGCAGCCCATGAAGCATCAAGTTCAGATACAATCACAGAAAACCCCCATAATTATCTTCACCCCTGTGAAGCAAAACTCCATCAACTTTATTGAGTAATTCTTGTATACCACCGTGCAAGACACGATATCCAGTGCCAACATAAAGTTGTCCCAAAACAACTGCTATTGTAGCAGTTCCCCAGAAAATATAATAGAATCTGGATTTGACTTGATTACGTTGTTTCTCTTTCATTCCTCTTCATCCACTCTTTCAAATTCTTCAATCATATTTACTGGCACACTGTGCTTGTTAGCAATACGATACCAGTGAGTTCCTTCTCCAGGTCCAAGGTATTTAATCTCCGTTTCCGGAATATTATGTTCCCTTATTGCGGCTTGCATTTTGAGATGCATAAGATCTTCTCTCTTCATTTGAATTCACACTCCACCATAATTTCAGTAAGACAAGCAAGCATGTTTATTTCTTGATCTGCCACAAATGCCATTTGATACTGATACTTAGCGAGAGTAAGCACAGCAGCAGGAATACTACTCGGAACCATGGAATCATAACAAGCATCGTAAATACGACGCAGTAGGACAGAAGTATCATTGTCCAGGTTATTGACGACCCATTTACGTACTTCGGGAAAATCTTTCTCTTTAAGTTTTTTAACCAAGTCATTTACTTTTACATCCGAGAAATGTGCAAGAATGCCAGAGTCAATTTTACCACTTGCAGAATAGCGTTGGCACTCATTAAGAACACGTCGCCAATCTGGGAAGTGCTTATTGATCAGTTCTACCAAGACCTTGTGATCAGATTCAACACCTTCTGTAGCCAAGATTTCTTGGAGGCGTTTGAAGAACTGTGCTGCGAGTTGGGGTTTGCTTTTGGAATTGGTGGAAAAGTCAATACACGCGCACCTGGAGTGAAGTGGTTCGACCAATCGGTTTTTGAAGTTGCAGGTG